GAAAAGTGCGAGCTAGTTCGTAAACTTTCTTTTGTTCTTCAGCTTTCAGAATATGATGAATATGAAGGTGGAAATCTTCAATTGCTTGATGAAAGTGGAAACTCATATTTTGCTCCAAGAAAACGAGGAACTATAATTTTATTTGATTCTCGTACTCAACATAGAGTTCTTCCTGTTAAATCTGGAACTCGTAAATCTATTGTTGGATGGACTATTGGACCCCGTTGGAAGTGAGGTAAATCATGGCAGAGCAAATGACATTGGATCAAGTAAGACTTAAGGAAAGACAGAATAGTGGAACATCTATAACTGGTCATGAGGAGTTTGACGCTAAGGGTTATCTTATTGTTAAGAATTTATGGGATGCAGAAGAATTGCTTCGAGAAGTTCCTGCTCCTAATTTAAGAGGACAAATTTCCTATTGGAGCAATAGTGATGAATATGATCACTCACCGTTAGAAACCCAAGTTGAGGGATCTTTGGCAGTTTATGGGCATCCCCAATATAGATATATTCACTCTGGTATTAGGTTAAAACTAGAAAAAATAATTGGTAAAAAATTATATAATACCTATTATTATGATAGATTTTACTTTGTTGGGCAAGGATTAACTGTTCATTCTGATCGAGATGCTTGCGAAATATCTGTGAGTGTTCATATAAGTACTAATCTTGAGGAACGTTGGCCTCTTTGGATTAAAACTCCAGACATTTATGATGGATCTGAAATTTCCCAATTAGGGGAAAATCATGGTGTTTGTTTAAAACCTGGTGACGGAATGATTTACAAGGGATGTGAAAGACCTCATTGGAGAGATCCTCTACCATCAAGGAATGTTGGTAATTACTATACTGAGGAAGTTGATCTTCTCGATGATACTTTTTATCATCAAGTATTCTTTCACTATGTTCTTGCAGATGGATTAAGAGTCCAATATGCAAATGATATGTCCAAAGGGGATACGCTCCACATGTAATAAAAAACCGGGTATGAAAATACCCGGTTTATATCTCTTTCGGTTTATAATTTTTATGGTTTGGGCAGTTTTCGGATACTACTCTACTGGGGGTACTGGGAGATTTTCCATTGGTATAGATGCTGGTTGCTCCACTACATCTGATTCAGGATTTCCTACCAGATGAGCATGTATTGAATGACCTACTACTGCCGGGCGACGAACCGGGGATGGAAAATCAGAGATTGGTTCTGAGTCCTCTCCTTCTTCAGTTGGAGGGGACACTACTATAGTGTCTTCCACTGGAGGAGTTGGCAGTGAACTAATTGGTATCTCTTCCTTTGGTGGGACATTCTCTGTAGAATCAGAATGATATGTCCATCCTTTTGTATTGTCACTTTCCCATAAAGATTCATCCCATACATACATTCCACATTCATTATATTGCTCTTCAGTCAATTCTGGTTTTTTTATGGGAGGGCCCCATTCACATGTATCTTCATTTAAAACAAATGAATTAAAAGGTGATGGAGGTATGAAAGCATCTCTTTGCTCATCATAAACATCTCCAGCAGCTGCGAAGTTTTTTCTATATGGAGTTCCTCCATTACGATGTTTATTTCCACAAGTATTGTATGAGGTTCTCTTGCAAGTCATATTATGAATAGCACCATAGTGATGCTCCCAATCAACATTATCTTTATATTCCTCAACCCCCACAAAAACCCGAACAACTACATTGTTTTCATCTAAAAGTGCGTAATGTGCCATGATTGTTTTATAAAGTTTACTATAATATTTTTTTAATTTTCTGTGAATTTAGCGCTTCCAGATCCAGAGTGGATTGTGGTAAAAGTGCCATTAGGATTAGCGACCCGGCTCATCGATAGTCCTCCACCAGGATTAGATATACTGATACTAGGTGGATGAGACACTCTAATTGTTCCACTTCCACCAGCACTACCTGGTCCATGCTCAGAGCAACCGCCGCCACCACCGCCAGTGCCGGGATCGCCATCGATACTTGATGGAGCAGGGTTTCTGGGACTCCAACCGGGACCACCACCATCTGATGCACTTCCTCGTGGTCTACCATCATAATTTCCGCCGCCTCCGCCTCCACAGCAGCGGCCTCCGCCTAAAGATGATGGAATAGCGGTTCCAGTTCCACCAGGACCGGCACTATATCCGCTTGGGTGCGGATGTCCACTGCCACCAGCTCCACCTCCACCAGATCCTGACCATCCAGGTCCATTATATGCTGGACCGCCGTCTCGACCATATGTTCCACTGGTGCCACCAGGGGCACCGGGTGGAGTATCATATCCACTAGCACCACCTCCAGAACCACCCATTGGACCGGTACTTGGACTACCAGCACCAGAAGCATAATATGGCGATGTGTTGTTTCCTCTTTGTCCACCACCACCGCCACCCAGGACGGTCAATCCAAAACCAGTAGTATTGCCTCCATTTCGCCCTTGACCAGATCGTCTAGCACCACCGGCACCAATTTCTACATTATAATTCACTTGTGTTTGAAGAGTACCACTGGGAATATATCCAAATGCACCGGCACCACCTCCACCATTAAATCTTGCTCCTCCTCCACCGCCACCAATAATTACAGCTGAACTGGGGAAATCAACAGATTCAATTGAAGTATCATTGACGGTTATATAATCACTAATCACAAGATAGTAACTTGCTCCTGGAAGGTATATTCCAACTCGAAATTGCTCAGTACCCTCGGTAGTATAGTCATTAGACATGTAATAAGTAACAGACGCAGTCTCATTGTTAATTGTAAGTTCTCCTGATGGAGTGTCAGTAGTAAGATCGTTACTAAGATTAAATCCAGATTCTGTGAGAACTGCGAGATATACTATAGTACCATCAGATACATTTGTTGTGGTAATTGTAAGTGTCACAGCATCGCCCTCATCTATATTATAGGATGATGCAGATATTGACCAGGTCGGCGCTGGTTCGCCGCCAGCTAAGAGAATCATTTGGTTTGACATATCAAGATACTCCTGTTCCAGAAACTACAAATTCGTTAGATCCTGTACACAGGATAGTTGCTAGAGCAAAATTTGCGAGTGATCTATTTCCAGTTGATCCATTTGATCCAGCATGGTACATAGTAACGCCACTTCCTTGATTGAGCGTAGCACTACCAAAACTGTAATTGTAAATAGTAACAACATCACCAGTGGAGAAAACTCCAGAAGGAACTGTAACATTCTGTCCAGATGATTTAATATGCTTTCCTTTATCATCAGCAGTTAATGTGTAAGCAGTATCAACATAATTCTGAGGTATAAAACCAACATCTAAAGCTGACTTCATATCAGCTTTATTGAGGTGGTAATACCAACCATCTGACATAACAACAAATGCAGCTGGATCAAAAGCACTGTTAATATCAGTTCTAGCCCTAACCCATGATGTATAGGCATATGTCATGCTAAGACTGCCATTATTATCTCTTTGAGCAATGGTGTCACCAGTTGAAACTGTTGATGGTGACATGCCAGCCAGTGTTGATGCATCGCTGCTACCACCACTAGACAGTGCTGCACCATTGACGGTAAATCCAGCAGCATCAATAGTTCCAGCAAACGTGGCGTTGCCGTTGGCGGCATTGAGTACAATTTTAGGGCTGCTAAAGCTGCCGGAAGAATCAATATTTAAAGTACCTGCTGAATACAAGTTTGTTTGGATAACACCAGCAGTATCCATTTGAAAATTGCCGCGAGCGAACCAAACGCTGCCGTCTCCCTTTATGGTTGATGTGGTGCTTCCACCGCTGTTAATAACACTAAACGCATTCCAGTTGGCATCTGTTTGGTCTGATGGAACAATTGCTTGAGAGTATGCCAATTCAACTCCACCAGCAAACGTGGCAGATCCGTCATACTTGAGAGCAAACTTACCATCTGACAACCAAACAGCATGTGTATCAGAGCCACTGATTTTTACATCTGATGGAGCAGTTGCTCTGTCTAGAGTGATGTCATTTGCGAACATCGCAGAACCAATAGCACTAATACTTGAGGTTAAAACATTTGAACCTCCAGAAGCGTTCCATCCTCTCCAAAGGTTTGCGCTTGTCGAAGGACCGTAAGCAGCGACTTCTCCATTAGAAAGGTAGTTACCACCAGTGCCACCAGCAGTTAATTGTCCGTGGATAACTCCACCAGCAAACGTGGCAGAGCCAGTCGCGGTGATATTAGTCGCATTAACATTTACAAAAGATGCATTTCCGTTGTCATAAATGAGTGCCTCGGATCCAATTGGAGTATCTCCTCCAAGAACATTGATTCCAGATACTTCTATTCCGGAATTATGTACATTTGTTGTGCCTGTTTTGAAATTGGTTGCAATTGCTTCACCAGAAGAAACGATATTCTGGTTATCGTCAATAACAACTTGACCTTTAATTTTTATTGCCATTTGCTTATTTGATGGGTGGAAAAATTATCTTCAATTATTTATTCATAAGACATTTTTATGATATCCATTAGGCAATAAATAAGTTGGAAATAGGGAACTTTGTATGTCCCCTTTTAATCAAAACAGATATGAAGAAAGTAGCAATTTTTGGTTCATCCAGAACTAACCCAGAATCTGGACTGTATAGAGCAGTAGAAAAGATGGGAAAAGACTTTGCATCTTATGGTTGGGTAGTTGTCACTGGCGGTGGACCTGGTACAATGGAAGCAGCAAATAAAGGAGCATCTTCTATTGACATCAACTTATCAGAAGCAGAAGCGATTTATTTGCCGTTCGAGGAGAAAGTAAATGAGTATGTTCATGAGTATACAAAGCATGATGATTTCTTTACAAGGTTGGATACCTTTTCCAGATGTGATGCTTTCATTGTCAGTCCTGGTGGTATTGGAACACTTCTTGAAATGGCAATGATTTATCAACTGCTTCAGGTCAATCACATTGAAAAGAAGCCAATTATTTGTGTTGGTAGAATGTGGAGGACACTCAAGAACTGGTTAGAGGATGAAATGTTGGATAATGGTTTTTTAAATAACGATGAGATGGAATTAATCCATTATGTTGATAGATTTAGCGAAGCAACTTGTTTATTAAGAGGACTTTTAAATGATTAGTAACCCTATTTCAAAAAGAAGATCAAAGCAGATATTGTACAACCAGGGAGTTTTAGAAAAAATTATTATATCTATGGAAACTCTGGATTGGGACTGCTATGATGATGTTGTAGTCGAGGTCATCGATTCTAAAGTAGTAATTAAGAACACTTCTAAAGAGAATTGAATGCTTACGCTAATTAATCACTTGACTGCTTTCTGGTCTGTTGTTATAATGAACTGTATTCAACCAGCGAATTGGCAATACTGCTATCGGGTTGATCAGTGGTTAATTCCAGACCTCTATCAAGGTATTCAGATATATCTTGATAAAGACCATAAACTTTTGTATAAATCAGAAAAGGAGTATTTGAAAAAATTATGAAAATTTTTCTTGACACAGCAGACACTGAAGTCATTCGTAAGTATTATGATACTGGATTCGTTGATGGAGTTACCACAAACCCAACTTTGATTATGAAATCTGGTCGCAATCCAGACGATGTATATCAAGAGATTAAAGATATTGGCATTACTGATATCAGCATGGAAGTCATGGGTAATGCCCAGGAAATGCTTGATGAATCCATGCGTTTGGTTGATAAGTTTGGATCTGTTTCTACGATCAAAGTTCCATGTACTCGTGAAGGATTGCGTGTATGCAAAGAGCTTTCTAAAGAGAAGATTCGTACTAATGTTACATTGATCTTCTGTGCCTCTCAGGCAGTCCTTGCGGCTAAAGTAGGGGCAACGTATGTTTCTCCCTTCGTAGGACGCTTAGACGACCAGTCAGTGGCAGGTCTGGAGGTTGTACGTTCTATCTCTGAACTATATCAGATTCATAGAATGGAAACTAAAGTTCTTTCTGCTTCTATCCGTAGTGTTCAACGTGCTATCCGGTCTTGGTATAATGGTGCAGATATTTGTACTATGCCACCTAAGATTCTTGAACAGATGTATGATCATATTCTAACTGACAAAGGCATGGAAATTTTTGAGAAAGATTGGGAGAGCGTTAAGAAATGAATTTTGTAATTTATTCTAAGGACGGATGCCCATTCTGTACCAAGATTCAACAAGTAATGCAACTTATTGAACTCGAACATGTCATATATAAACTTAACAGGGACTTTACCCGTGAAGAATTCTATGAAGAGTTTGGATTGGGTTCAACATTTCCTCAGGTTGTATTGAATGAAAATGAAAAACTTGGTGGGTGTACAGAAACTGTTAAGTATTTGCAAGAACAGAATTTAATTTAATGGAAGATACCTATCAAATCGTCGAAGTTGCCGTTGATTATGCTTTCAATGGCAGGTTCGTCTTAGACTTTTATCAATATCTAAAATCAAATAAGATAAGAAGAGTTGAAATTGAACAATTTATTGAAAGTTCTACAGCTACAAATTTAAATAGTATGATTTTAGAATTGGAAAGTTATTTGAAAGGTAATGATAAGCAAATGTGTGAAGCATATGGGTACTTGACAAAACCCCAAGCTACAGAGATAAAGGAATACCTTTATCATATTCTTGAAGATGCATGGAGGTATAGTCGTGAGCGAAGACCAGGACGACCAAAAAAGAAAACTAAATAGTTATGAAACCCCAATAAATCGGGGTGTCGAATTACTATTAAGACAAAGGGGGAAGAAATCAGAAGAACCAAAAACTTTTCAAATGAAGTTTGGTAAGATGATTTCTCTCTTCCGTAGAGAGTTCGTCATTCATCTAAACTTTTACTTGGATATCAGGAAAAAGTAACTCTCTGGAGGTTAGAAAAATGTTAGCAGTAACTCTCACAATTGGAACCCTAGTTTCTATTATGTTCTTTTTTGTTGGAGGAGTAGTAGGATGGTTGGCAAAAGAGCATTTTTATATGTCACAACCAGTTTACACACATCCAGAGATGTTTGACGAGAATGGGAATGTACTTCCCGATGAAATTTTAGCAGTGAGGTTTGAAAATGGTTACGAAGATGTCGAAGAAGACGACAGAGAAGATTGAAGAGGATCTTCCACTTAATCCTTTCTTATATGAGATTTTCGATCTTGTATCAAAGCAAAGGACTAAAGCAAAAAAAGTGGAAGTATTGCAAAAGTATGAACATGATTCGCTGAAAGTTCTTCTTATCTGGAATTTTGATGAGTCTGTACAATCTCTCCTCCCTGAAGGGGATGTCCCATACGCTGACATCGAGGATCAGAGTGTTTACTCTGGAACTTTATCTGAAAATATTGCAAGAGAAGCAAGTGGTGGAGAATCTGCGACTGGTCAAGATCTTGATGGTCGTAATAAAACTTCATTAAGAGTTGAATATAAGAATCTGTATAATTTTGTAAAAGGTGGTAACGATGGTTTGACATCAATCCGCCGTGAAATGATGTTTATTAATATTTTGAGAGGTCTTCATCCTAGGGAGGCCGAGATATTAATTTTAGCAAAGGACAAAAGATTATCTAGTAAATATAAAATTACTTCTGCTTTAGTACAGGATGCATATCCAGATATTCAGTGGGGTGGTCGTTCATGACAGTAAGCTTACAAGAGGAAACCGATATGCAAGAAAATTTTCAATCAGTAGATAATTTTATTGATGAGAAAAAGTATTGTTGCCAAATGTTATTAGAGAAAACAACCCTTGGTGCTGCAAATGACAAGTCATTTCCAACAGATGCTAGACTAATATGGTACAAGGTTGATAATGTAGAGCACATGGATTTGGTCCGGTGCAGAAAAACATCCGAATTATTTGACATGTATTATGATAAATATGGTGCTGGAGCCGTTCAAAAAATCGATTTTGGATACGGCCAAGTTAGTCCAAAATTATGGGGTTACAAGTCAAAAAATAAGGATGACAAGAAAAAATGATATTTCAATGGGCAAACATTATTTTGTAAATTTATATGATTGCCCTTTTGAACTTTTAAATAACGAATTATTTTTAAGGAGTGTTATAAACGAAGCAGCAATTGCAGCTAAAGCTAATCTTTTAGATATAACAAGTAAGTCATTTCATCCACAAGGAGTGACTGCACTTGGTCTCCTGTCAGAGAGTCATATATCAATTCATACATGGCCAGAAAATGGTTGTGCTATGGTTGATCTTTGCACCTGTGGACTATCAAGACCAGAACTGGGGTGCTATAAGGTCATAGAGATGCTAGAGGCAGGAGATCATAAGATAGGGCAGATAGAGCGTTGACAAACGGACCAATCCGTCCTATGATATGAACATACATCTACTTCATTATGTACAAACCATACAGTCCTGAGTGGCACAGACACCGCTACTTAAAGGAAGCGATCGACAAGTACCTTGATGATTATGTTGATAATGACATTATCGTCAAAGATATCCTAGATATTATATGTGCTCGTCAAGAACGAGCCCATAAAGAGTATCACAAATTAGAAGATTTAGAACTTAAATTACGAGACTAACATGCTTTCAACTCAATATCGCCTCAGATTAGAATCTATTTGTCAATGTATTGCAAACAAACAACAAGTTCCTCTAGAGGATATGATATGGGCAGAAAAACTTGCTAAGGCACATACTACAGCAAGAGACTGGTTAAATAAAGCACGTCGTCAAGCAGCGCAAGATATCCAAGAGGGATCTGTGGATGATTTTATGAATAGAATGGGATTGGGCGATCCCGATCCGTCTAACTACAAGACTGGATTTGATGGTGCAGATGACATTAAAGATTGGTTTAAGCGAGATAAACCAGACGATTGGAGACAAAGAGACTGATAAATACTTGAAGTAATGTTCTTGCGAATGAGAACCTTCAAGGAATTTATTGTAGAATCGAGTAAATATACATGCCCTGGTCAGCAGTATTGGACTGCTGGCCGTAAGGCTGCATGTGCAAAAATGGATGAAATAAAAAAAAGGAAGTTGGATCCAATGGATCACATTGCTCGTAAAGAGCAGATAAGAGATTTTGAAGCAATCAAAAATAAAATCATAGCATCTGATAAAGAGTATGCTGGATTTAAACCACCTGAGCTTAGATTGCCAACTAAGCCTAGAATTCCAGTGTCTAAGCGTAAGTCAACTCCAAAGATTGTAGAGGAGAAAAAACCTTTCTGGGGAAAAGGTGGCGGTAATGATAAGATTTCGTCAAGGATTTCCTCCCTTGGTAGAAAAAGAGGTGGCAGTCCTCAGGACCAGGTAAAAACCATGGTACAGATTAAAAAATTAAAAGATGCCCAGAAAAAATCTAAGGCAAGTAATAGTGATGATAGACCTCAAAGAAGGGAAGTAGAAACTCAAAAGAATACTGGATACGCATCTAAACCTAGAGACACCAGAGGAAGTGCTGGAAGTCTTGAGGGGATACCTTCGGATAAAGAAAATTCTGGAAGAGTTTCTGGTAGGTATAATAACACAAATAGAACTCAAAGAAACACAGGTCAGGGAAGATCTGGCGGATATGGAAGAAATTATTAAAATTGTATCACATGTTACAATTGTATTTGACTATATAGTGTGTACCGGTTATAATAACCATACGTTCATCTCATGCTCAGTATCTTACTGGCATTAACCCTTGCCCATCATGATGACGCTAATCCTTACGGTTGGCACATGTCTTGTGAAAGGTTCTTACAGAGACGAGTAGAAATCCAAGCAGATCCCAATCTTGACCTTAGGTCAAAGTTGAATCTAATAGGATATCTTAAGTCAAAAGTAGAAGGTCAATGTCAAGGTACATATACATGAGACGCAAGTAAGTCGCGGAACGGAGCGTTCATCCCATGTTTGAAGTTTTACTCTATGCTTCTTTGAACTGCACCGATGCTAAGGATATAATCCGACGTGTCGAAGCAAGCAAGGGTATAAGTAAAATTATTCAAACTGAGGTTGTTGAGACCGTAAAGGAAGCAACACCTGAGTGTAAATGGGACGCAAACGACTGAAGGAACGGGCCTAAAAATCCAACTACTTCAGGAGTAAACCAATGAATACACTAAAAGAACTCGTCAATATTCATGTTCAGAACCGTAATTCCGGTTACAGCACCACATATCGTGGTGTAGGATATGACAGCACAGAGTACACTAATAAAGTACTTGACGAGGCATCACAACCTAAGAGAATTCTTAAGTATCGTGGTGTGGAGGTAGCAAAATGAAAAAAGTCTCTATTAATATTTTAGAGATTATTAGGAAGAAAAAAATTAAAGAGGAAAAACTTTTGAGAGCACAAATCTGCATGGCAGGACACTGTCAGGGAGGAAGTAATGCTTGTATTAGAAATTAGTCTTGCAATGGTTGTAGTGATGAGTCTGTTTTATGGCATCGTTACATGCACCCAAAGAAGCTAAATCAATGTATTACCAATTACCAAAGGATTTTGCAACAACAAAAGTCAACAGACCAATAGAACCAGAATATGTTCACGCGAATCTTTGTTATCGTGGGGTTAATTACCAGAAATGGGTAATGGTTAATTCCCTTGAATGGTTTTATCAAAAAACTACGGGCAAAGTGCCGAAGGAAATGTGGAACCTAGATTGGTAAATTAATGAGAGGGTCTTGACAGACCCTCTTTTTTTGTGTATAATAACTCTGCCAAGGTTGATAAGAAATGAACAGAGAAAAGCTTAAGCTTATCATAAGAAACTTAGAGTCTCTTGTGGAAGTATTAAAGTCAGAAGTTTATTCTGATATTGATGCTTATAAACCACAGGATGATAAGTATGCAGAGATTGCAAACTTCATTACTGATTATGACGAAGTGTATACAGGAGATGATGATGGGTATCCAGACTGATCAAGTAAAACTTATTGCCCTAACTAAAGGTGCAGGTGAACTTCTTGGGAAAACAGCACAAGAAGTTATTTCATATGTTGCTCGTGTAAGCAACCCAAACAATCAACTAAACTTTGATACTGCTGCAGGTCTTCTTAGATACTGTATCAAACATGAACACTGGTCAATCTTCGAGCAAGCAAGTATGACTTTAGAGATCAACACTACTAGAGGAATTGCAGCTCAAATATTACGTCATAGGTCATTTACATATCAGGAATTTTCACAACGTTATGCTGATAGTTCATTGTTAGCAGAAGATATTCCTCTGCCAGAACTGAGGAGGCAAGATGATAAGAATCGTCAGAACAGTATCGATGACATTGATCCATTTACAAGACAACGATATGAGATTTTAATTCAGAAACATTTTCGTGAAGGGATGGACTTGTATCGTGAGATGGTAGATGAGGGAATTGCAAAAGAGTGTGCCAGGTTTGCATTGCCCTTAGCGACTCCTACAAGGATCTATATGACGGGTTCAGTAAGGTCTTGGATACATTACATCAATTTGAGATCTGCAAACGGTACACAGAAGGAACATATGGACATTGCAGAGGCATGTAAGTGTATTTTTATCTGCCAGTTTCCTGAAGTTGCTGAAGCACTAGGTTGGGAATCTAAACCAGAGTGTCCAGAATGTTTTGATCAATCTGCTATTACACTTGAATAAATAATTGGACAAAGGAGAATTAGTATGCCAACGTATCCTGTAATTCATAAGGAGAGCAAAGAGAAAAAAGAGCTCCGTATGACAATGAGTGAGTATGATCAATGGAGAAAAGAGAATCCAGAATGGGACAAGGATTGGTCTGCAGGTGTAGCTGGTGTCGGAGAGGTTGGAGATTTTCAGGATAAGATGAAGAAATCTCATCCAGGATTCAATGATGTATTGCGGAGGGTTTGGAAAATGCCTGGTTCAAATGTTAGACCTTATTGAGATCTAACATTTCAGTCACCCCCCAACTTTAAACAAATAGATAGAAGAGTATGCCAAAGAGGAAGTCAAAGTCAGTGTCACCTTTTGGAATGAGGAATCGACAGATGAAGCGGAAGCAACGACTTAATGCG